AAATAGAGTTGGTTCTTTATCATAAGATACCCCAACAAAGAAATCCAAATGCAATAATTTGTCAAACGATTTAACACCAATAAAGTCAGTATCGAGGTATATACCACCGTATTTCTTTAAAATTGCGTATCTTAAAATGTCTGATTTTTGACCTGGGTTTGTAGCATCATCATAAATTTTTTTAGTTTCAAATTGAAAGCTATCAGCGTCGCTTTCAAGCCAAAGTTTATATTCGTAATCGGGATTAGCAGCCTTTACTGATTCGGCCATATCAACTAATGTTTGCGGCACTTCACCACCAATCCAAATTTGATGAATTAACTTAGGGATCTTATCCAAACCGCGACGCTTGATGTTTTTATCGTAAAGATCGGTTATAATGTTCCATTTATCTTCTAAATTTTTATTAGCATAGTTACTGCTAAATTGCATACATTCGTTGAAAGGTTTCATTAGTTATTATTATAAATGTAATCTACGCAAACTCCATAGCAATTGTAATTTGTATTTTGCCAACCTTCATTTAAGTTTACTATAATAGATTTATCTGTAACCTCATACCCCGGGTACGTCCATATATAGCCGTTGCTTGTTAAGGTATAATCATCAACATTATGATAAAAACACTTAATGTTAGTGTTCATAAGGTAATATAATGCATTTAAATTCTTAGCATGACACCACAACCCTTTATGTTGTAAAAAGTTTGGTGATATAATGTACTGTGGGTAGTCATGACCTAAAAATATCTCATTATTTGAAGATAACCATACATCAACTTCAACATCATATTTTTTAAGTACATCCAGTATATGATCAGGGTTGTTTTCTGTTTCTGGATTAGGTCCAAACAAGTTACCTCTGTGTGATATTACTTTCATTTTTTATGTTCAAGAAAAAAGTTTAAATCTTCTGGCGTACCTATACCCCACATCTTATCTATGTTGTAGGTTTTAATCCTCTTACCATCTGCTATAGCCTGATTGAATACAGGGCATACGTAAAATTCATTGTTTACTCTAATATTGCTATTAATCATCTCTTCAGCATACTTTACATAATCTGAACCCTTCTTCCAGTAATATATACCAACAGTTGCTATATTACTAATAGGGTTCTTTTCAGCTACCTCTGTTACAAATCCATTTTCATCGCACTTAGCAAAGCTCCATTTAGGGTGAGTAGATTTGAATGTAAGTATACCTGCATCAACGTTACTTGACGTCATATTATACATAAACTCATCGCTAAACCACTCAACATATTGATCTGAATTAGCTATAACTAAAGCTTTATCATTGTCGATATACTGCTTTGCTAATAATGTAGTGCAAGCTGCTCCTTCAGTTATACCATCAATAACTACTATATCACATCCTGGGGCAATTAAATTTAAAGTTTGCTTTAAGTTATATTTTTCCTGATGTGCTTTTTGTACTATAAAGATATAATGTGCATCAATATTAATATTATCAACAACAACCTGTATCATAGGTTTACCATTAATTTCAACAAGGGGTTTAGGAAATGTATACCCAGCTTTTTCAAATCGAGAACCAGCTCCAGCCATAGGAATTAATATATTAAGTTTGTCGCTTTTCCATTTTTTGTTTTCAGTAGATGTGCCGTCTATTTTCATAATAAAGTCTTCTATAAGTTCTAATGTAACGTCTTCAGGGCAATTAACAGGTAATAAATGTGCACCTGATCTTAAAGCGCCTCTCCTTCCAATATATGAATCTTCTATAATTAAAGTCTCATCTGGATTTACTCCTGCTTCAATCATACAACGCATGTATATCTCAGCATTAGGCTTGGGGTACATAACTTGTTCATTTGAAAAAAGATAACTAATAAATTTTAAAAATCCCTTTCTTTCAAGTTGTAATTTTGCTGTATGTTCAATTGAATTGGTGCAGCACGCTAGTTTATACTTCTCGCTTAAAGTTGTTAGTACCTTAGCAATTCTATTGTCTGGTTCAAGCATATTAACTAGATCTTCAGTTACTTTTTGTTTACTATCCCATATTTTATTATGATGTTCTTCTGGCAAACCTTTTTCTTTAGATAACAATGTTAATTTTTTACGGGTGCTTAACCCATCATATTTACCTAAATGCTCTTCATAACTTATAGGGTATTTTGGATCGATATGGTGTAGTGCAGCATTTAACGATATATAGTGTATATCTTTGGATGATACTAATACACCGTCTAAATCGAATATAATTAATTTTATCATTGAATGTATTTTATATTTGCTGGTGATTCAAAAAACAAATCTACATCATCTATACCTGGTACGCAAGGCCACATACCACCTTCTTTTTTATATGGAAATATGACTTTATCATGGTTACCTAAGAAAGCTGCCCACCAAGAAAAAGATGATTGAGATATTGCAATGTTTTTACTTTGAACTAGTAAATCAAAATCACACATCGCTCTTGTATCGCTTGTATGTTCAAACTTACTAACGTATCCTTCAGAATTTAATTTACATCCTTCAGATACTAAACGTTGAACAGTATCACACTTTGAATTATCTGTAACTATAGTAATGTTTGTAAATCCAGAGTCATTAATAAGTTTCTTATAGTAATCATAACCTAAAAAGCCATTAATAGCTATATAATCAGTCTCACGTATGTGTATAACTAAACTATCACTGCCTGTCATATAGTTGTTTGGTAGTAACTCGTTAACTAATAGCTGTCTATGCGGTATGTAGTATTTTGCTTTTTGTACAAAAGAATTAACGATAATATCCCCGTCATAGTTAATCAAATAATCTAAATCTACATTTTGATTACCAAATGACTTTGTAGTAAATACATTAGCTGAATAAAAATTGCAAGGTTTGCTATTAACTTTAAAGTTAGGTATATCATCATGATAAAACTCTGCATTTTTTAGTTTAGATAAAATTAAACCAAACGCATATTGAAAGAGTCTATTACCCATTCTACCATAAGGATCATATTTAACTATTACTTTCACCAGTAGCAAGCCTCCTCTACTAAGTTTCTTCTTTCAGGTTTTTCAGAATCAAGTGGATCTGTCCAGTGCTCATTAAAAAATGGCTGGAATTCTTTTATTTCTCTCCATCTTTGACCTTTAATACCAAAAAGTATTTGTGTTGATCCTCCTAAATGTATACCAGCTTTACCCATTTTTTTTGCTTCAGCTGCTAATAACAATGATGTATAACCTGTCCCTGTTATGCACACATCAAATTTTTCTTGTTGTAATGCTTTAAGATAATGTTTATATACTTCATCTGAATACTTAAATTTATCATTTGGTGATATCTTTAAAGCAAAAGGATATTTTAAAGTAGTTAACTTAAAGTTAGGTTTTATTTTACCATTCCAGATTTTATCTAAATTTTTATAATTACGTTCAATAGATTCTGTAAACGGGCTTATAACTAGTACAGTCTTGCCTTCAAGCTGATCAGTCCAAGGTTTATCAAAAAAATATGGCTCAAGATGCTGTAATTCTGTAATGTAAACATTTTTACAGTAATTATCTAGTATATGCTTTTCAAATATAGGGTTAACTTTATTCCATTTTGGTATAAGATCTAAAGTTACTAGTCTACTAAGCATATCTTCTGCAAAAGCTGTTGTAGTTTCTTTGTTATATGGAAACAACCCAGCAATATCTTCAACCTCATGTTGTAAATGCGGTAGAAACCTTGATGCATTAACGATATTATGGTGGCAATAGAGTAAATTAAGCTCAGTTACACCAATCTTACCTGCACAAAAAGGTAAATTATGTTTTAAAAAATGAGATATAACATTATTGCCGTCTACTATCATCAGTATATTTTATGATAGTGTTGGTATTACTCCACCAGACCTTAGGCCCTAAAAGCTCTCTAATATGTATTGTGCTTATATTATCTTGTACCTTTAACCACCTATTGTATAACCCTTCATAACTACCATAATACGCTTCTTTAAACATTACATCTTCTTTATAGTAATAAGCAAAGTGATTAAATCTTTGCGGCAGTAATAATCCTGGGCCATTCTTACCTTCTAACTTAGGAGGCTCATGAGATACAAACTTTTCACCTTTCCAATTCCATAAACGTCTATATGGCTCATGTTTACCTTCACCCCAATCACCTAAAGCAATTTGTTTCTCACCAACGTAGTAATTACATAAGAAACAACCAGTTTTGCCATTGTTTTTACGTAACATCTCTTCAGCTTCCTGCAATTGATTAGATGCCCACTTTTCATCTATGTCAATTTGCCATAACATACACTCATTAGTCATGCTTTTAATGACGTCAATAGCTGCATTAACTTGCTCGTCTTTGTTCTCCCATGGTTTATCTTTACATCTTACAATGGTAACCCTATCAGACTTGATAGTATCTAAAAACTCAGTTGTACCGTCGTTTGAAAGGTAATTCTTATGGAAATCTGTTGATAATTCTCTGCACCATGATGTAGAACCTGTAGGTCTTGATACCCCCTCAACTATAACCCAGTGATCAAATTGGGTAGTCATAAATTGGGCGTAATTATCCTGTTTAAGGTGCCGTAATCCGTTTAAAATAATTGTAAATGCAACTCTCATACCTCTTTAATTATCCATTTGTTCCGAAATGTTGGAATCGGGTGTCCAGGCTTTCTTAATACTATTTTTTTACAGGAAATATTGAGTTGTTCAACCAAATTAGCTGGGGCACTATCAACTAATGCTATGGTTTGAGCATTTTCTAAAACTTTTACCCAGTGAAATATGTTATGACTTTCATTCAATGTGATAATTTGATTTTTAGAGTCAAAAGTTACCTCAAGATTTCCTCTTGAATGTTTTGTGCTAACTACATCATAACGTTCCTCTTTAACATACAAGTTATATACTTCGTTTTCCTTTTCCAGATTTCTATTATACTCTAATTTCCATTTTAAATCAAAAGGAACTTCCGTTTTTCTATACTTAAATTCATCAAATTTTTCAGGCCCAAAACCATCCCCTAAATTAACATATTCATCCGTACATTTACTTCCTGGAAAAGTAGCAGCAATATCAAATATTTTATCACAAATATATTTGTTTACTAAAGTATCATATGCATCAAATATGCAAGTATATACGTTGCTTGTAACAGGTACAAATTCAACATAGTCAATTACCTCTTTAAACATTAATTCAAAGTTACTAAAAATAGGCCATACTACTTTATATCCTTTATCTGCCCAATACTTAGCAATAGGTAAACATATAATAATGTCTCCTAACTTTCCTGGTTGTATAATACCTATAGTTTTACCCATTAACTATACCCCCAGCTGTATCAACCTTGCTCCAGTCAGGTATTATATTAATATAACTGGCAACTAGTTTAACGTCTTCTATTCTTTTTTGTACAAGATCGTGCCATAGTTTATCGCTAATTTTATCTTTATCTGCTGTAGCCATTCTATCTGCAACTTTATCTCTTTTATCTTTTCCTAATACCCAATGACGATGCTCAACCATTATATCTCCACGATATTTTAAACGGCCAACAGACTGAAAAACTTGGTGTAGCCATTGGTCAATCCAATTAATTTTAAACTCTTCTCTCATAAACTTACCATTCATTAACTCAGCATATCTTCTATGACAAAAGAAATTAACAGCAAGTTTTTCACCATGATAACCATCGTTGCAATGAACTCCATGTATTAAGTCAGATTTTGCAGTTTTAAATTCTTCAATTAACATTTCATCCCAACCAGGTGTGAGAAAAACCATATCGTCTCCAATCATTGAAATAATCTCTTCATTAGATGCAGCAACACATAAATTCCACATTTTACCTAAACCAATAAATTTACCTTCATTTTTAATATCAACAATTTTAACGCAAGGTATTGCAGCTGCAACTTTCTTAATAATATCTCTCGTTGGATCATCTTCATCAACACCAAAATATACATTAACGTTATTAATATTTTTAACTGACGTTAATATAGACATGAGCATGGTTAAACGTCTATTCATTCTCTCTCTAGAAGGTACTAAGATTGCGATTTTCATATATAAATTGATTTTAATTCAGGATTAAAATATAGGGCTGCAGTAGCCATATTTGAAACTGGGTGTATAAAGTAATTACACTTTGAAAGCATATACACTTCTAAAAATGTATATATTGCATCATGTGCAGTTCCTGGTAAAAAATGTGGTTCTGTATCTGTATTAAATTGAGTGCGTCTAATATGTGGGTTATATACACATCTGCTATATTTGTTTACAAATTGATTTATATCAGTAAGATTATCAACACTTAAACATATATACGTATTCTCATCAAATAATTTATCTATTTCAGTAAAATATTGCTCAATAGTTGGTAATTTGCCGTTAGCTTGTTCACACTTTAATAATTCATTTCGTTTTAATATCCCTATAATTTTTTTACCTTTTAAAGCGGCAAACTCCTCATCAATTTCATCAATAAAGGTTTGTAATATTGGAGTAGGTTTAATATACTTTAACGTTGCATTTAATTCATTTCTCCATTTCTGGTCTTTACTAATATACTGATTATGTACATCCTTTCCTGTATAATCTAAACAGTTGTATTCTTTTAACTCAAAAATTTCATCAATATTTTTACCTTCATTATATTCTTTAAATAATTTACCGAAAACTTCACCACACTTATATGCAAACGCTCCATAAGGTTGCCCTTGTAAATTCCAATGAATTCCTGCTACATTTTTATCTTTTAAATAGGTAGTTACTTTATTAAAATTGGAGAAAAAACCACCTTCATGGTGGCTTACTTTAACTAGAACGTTTTTCATTTTTTATTCTTTTTATAGATTTAATTACCTCATCTTTTGAAACGTATGGTGGTTGGTTTGGATAATGACCATGTTTTTTGAGATATACTTCTCTACCCCCATATACATTTTTTTGCCATTGCTCTGATTTATTAGCAATAGATGAATTATCGATTGCACCAGGAGCTTCAGTTAAATATTTTTCACTATTTGCAATATCTGCAAACCACCAAAACGGTGGATGATAACCTGCTTTAATAATGCAGTATGTATGATCAACATGTTCCCATGCATTATAGTAAGCCTCATCTATATAACCTACTTTCTCTATAGTTTCTCTAGTGTAAAATGAGAACATGGCAACAGTATGTTCGTATAGCGCTACCTTTGTCTCTCTATCGTATTCAATGATCATCTTTGGGTTAGGATCAGAGTGTTGGTCTAAGAGATGTCTATTATGCAAGTCAAACTCAATTTTTTGCTTTCTATTAAAAGGGGAACCTGGACCGTAATTAAAATGGTGTATTCCAGACTTTAAATGGGCTTGAATATACTTGTCAAATACTGATGAATCTAATATAATCATATCATCTTCAATTAAAAACAGATAATCACATCCCTTATCCATTAAATGTTTTAATGCTTTGTTCTTTGATTTACCTACACCAATATTTGATGGGTTATCTAACCAAACCCCTTTTTCAATTTTAATTTCTACTGGTGTTCCGTCATTAATTATTACAATTTCATCTATCTTGTCTAAAGGTATGGATGCATATAATTGTTTAAAGTAATCTAACCTATTGCAAGTTATAATACCAACTCCTATTTTAGCCATATGATATTATAATAAATAATTGATATATGTCAACTGCGAAGGTAACTTTTGCTGAACTACCAGAGGCCGGTGAAGTTAATACTGGGGAGTTCTTCATAATTGAAGATATCGTTCAAACTAAAAAAATTAATTTTAGTAATATAATTGTAGGGTTAGATAATATTACGTTTGCAAATACATTATCAGGCCAATCAACTGACATAATTTCATTATCTGCAAATGTTGCTACTCTATCTGCTCAAGAATATTTACAAACCCAGAATTTTACATCTACGATCTTATCAACTGTACAATCTACAACTGCAGTATTCGTAAATCAATTATACCCTGTTGGTAGTGTAATATGTACTATAGTAAACGTTAACCCGCAATCTTCTATAGTAGGTACAACATGGTCAGCAATTGCTTCAGGACTTTTTATAGCTGGTGTAGGCACTGCAGTAGATAAAAACGGTACAGGTGTTACAATTGGTGTAGGGGCTACAAATAAATCAATTGGTGAGTATACTCATACTTTATCTGTTGCAGAAATGCCAGCTCACGTACATGCTTTTGTTCCAATATCAGGTATAAAGAAAGGTGGTTCAGGACCATATGTTAGTAGTGCATTAGCTCCTGGTACTATTTTAACTGCTATAACATCTAGCTCGACCGGTGGTGGGTTACCGCATAACAATACCCCGCCTGTATTTGGGATGTATATTTGGCAAAGAATAGTATAATAATAAATAATTGATATATGTCATCTGATAAAGTAACTTTTAATGAATTACCAGAAGCTGGTGAAGTTAAACCAGGTGATTTTTTCATTATTGAAGATTTACAACAAACCAAAAAAATTAACTTTAGTAACTTAATCTTTGGTTTAGATAATGTAAATTTTGCTGATACTATTACTGGACAAACTACTGATATACTAGCCTTATCTGCAAGCGTTGCTTCTTTATCAGCTCAACTAGATTTAAATAATCTGGATTTAAATTCTTTACTAACAACAACGGTTCAAACTACAACAGCTGCATACTTAAATCAAATATATCCTATAGGTAGTATACTATATACTATAACAAATGTTAACCCGCAAGTATCATTAGTTAATACTGCATGGGAACAAATATCTCAAGGATTATTTGTAGCGGGTGTAGGTACAGCTGTAGATAAAAATAATATCGGATTTACTGTTGGTGAAGGTAATGCTGCATCAAACTTTTCAGCTGGTGAATACAATCAT